ACGCTGAGGTGTACGGCAACGCTGACTATTTATTGATCGGTCGCATTGGTAGTAGATTTAGTTTTACGACATTTTTCAAAAATAAAGACAAAGGTATAACAGTGTCTTGTGGTTGTTTCTTAGGGACTATTGCCGAATTTAGAGCTAAGGTTTCCGATACACATGGAAATAATAAGCATGCAAAAATATATAACCTTGCTGCAGATATGGCAGAACTACAGATTTTAGGCGAAGAATATTTTGACAAGCTGAACACTAATAAGTCAGAACCGTTTTGAGGTGAGATCATGAATTGCGATATATGCCATAAGGATACAACGGCGGGTAGTCACGTAACCAGAGGCCGATATTTTGAGGTGCATATTTGCCCGAGCTGCTTGATGTGGTCCGACGATCTGCGGGCCGTGAAGGCGCGGGAGATAATTAAAAACTTCAAGAATTTGAGACTTTTGGAAGATATTAGTATAAGTTATGAAGGGACTGAAGCACAATGACTAAGCGTGAAACAGTATACACATTATTATTTATCTTTGCTGCAGGTTTCCTATGGCAGCTCGGTTGTGCTTTAGCTGAGGTTTTTGTAGAGTGGCAGATCTGGAGATAAGTTAAAACGGCCGCGCATACTAACTATATACAAGCATAAAGGGAAGTATACCCCTGCGGAGGTGATTAGCCCGTAGGGGGCGGCCTTTTAAATATAAGGAGTTGGAAATAGTGAAACCAATAAATATAAAAATTATGATGGCGTTAATCGAAAAAGAACCAGGCGATCAGTATGTACCGGTATTGAAACCAGTACTTATGCAGATACTGACGGAACTCAAACATCTGCGTCGGAAAAATAGTCAGCTCGGCGGTAAAAATGCCCGGTTAAGGCGAGAGAAGAAAGCTCTAGAAATTATGTTATCGGCGGTAGTAATAAATGACGACGTGGAATGAACTGCCGGCACACCTTGTAAGTAAAATTCGTTCTGATAGCGTAACGGCGCCGGCGAATTTACCTGGGGCTGTACCTGTGCTGAAATATGGTAATGCAATAACTGAGGTTGACGGGATTCGCTTTGATAGTAGGAAAGAAGCAAAATACTATGAGGACTTACTTTGGCAGCAGCGTACCGGTGCAGTAAAAAGCATTGAATTACAGCCTGAATTTGTTTTACAGCCTGCTTATGAGGTCGCAGGTAAAAAGATAAGGCCGATTATTTACAAGGCTGATTTCAAGGTAACAGAAGCTGACGGGCATATATATTACGTCGACACAAAAGGGATGCGGACGCAGGTGTATATGATCAAAAAGAAGATGCTGCTTTATAAGTACCCTGATATTGATTTTAGAGAAGTTTAAGGCGGTGGAGTAGTGGAGAAAATTAGAAGTCTTGTAGGCATGGTATCAAAAAAGAAGTTTTTTTCGGCCTGCAAATGTTATGAAAATAATAAATATGGTGTTGATTATGTCAAACCACAACTTTGCATAGATGAAGAAAGTCATCTCATATTTTGTGACCGATGCGGTGCAGTTATAGATCCGTTTGCAGCAATGCTCATGGTCGCAATTTTTGAAAAACGGCAAAACCGTGAATGGGGTAGATACATGGAAAGTGCTAGACGGTTTTGGAAAATAGCCCACAGCTATAAACCATACAGAGTAGCACTTAAAGAAATGGAAAAGAATATGGGTCGGGGTAATAATGCTATGTTGCCCTGCTGCCCAAAATGTGACAGAGCATTTGATCCTGCAGATATCAAAGCGTATGTTAATAAAAAATATGTCTGCGACTAAGGCGGTGGAGTAGATGAAAGCGTATTGCTGTAAGGAGCGTGACGGTGATGAATACGCCGTTATTGTATACGGAAAACAAGAGGTCAAGCAAAACGAGAAGGGGCTAGCGAATTGGATATTGATTTTTTAGATGCCAACGTTAGCCGATTACCGTGGGCGGACGAATACGGCAGTATCAATAATCTTCCGTTAAAGGTCTACTTTGAAAACGGGTGGTTTTGTGAGTGCTGCAAGTGCGGAAGGCGTATAGACGTTGATAGTGAGTATCCGGAAGGTACTTTGGGAAAATTTGACTATTTGTGTGACGAATGTAGAAAGGCGCTGTAAATTATGAAAAATCTTGAAATCAAGTACGTAGGATGGTGCCATGAGTGTAAATGCCTAGGAAGTTTTATTTGTGGCAACTGTAACCCTAATGAGAAATACAGTTTTGGTAGACCTTCTGAATTTATGCCTAAGGACAAAAACCGTTGGGTAAGAATGTAGGAGTAAAAAATGAAATACTTAGACTATTGTTATTTATGCATTAATAATAGAAAGGCCAGTGAGTTGAGCGAAAACCCAGAATGTAGTAACTGTATTCAGCTTACTGTTATATCTATGCCAACTAAGTTTAAATCGCGTAGGATTACTTGGGCTGACAGAACGGAGCTAGAAATACATGAAAACAATTAAATTGGCTAACGTAGTAGTACAGATACACGTTAGAGATGAATATTCAGGGCAGAGAGTACTATATTGTCCGTGGGTTAATTGCAAGCATTATAGTAATGGTGAATGCACTTATAAAGATAGTTATGGCTGTAATTGCTGTCGCTTTGTATTAATGAATGGACAAACTTATTGCCAAGGCTATGAGAGGGATGAAGATCATGATAGCAATTAAAGGAATGGATATGCCTGCAAACTGCGGTGAATGCCCATTGACATATCCAGTTGGCTTTTATAGGAATCTACCATTTTCTGTTGATAAGAGCAAAGGCTGCTGTATTCTTGTCTGTGAAATTGAAGATCCAAACATTAGGCTGATAGATTGTCCATTAATTGAAATAAAGGAGCATGAAGAAAAATGACAAAGAAAGAATTGATAGAGCTGATAGAAAAATACCCGGACGACGCAATTATCTCTTGTTTGGGAAGATTTTCAGGAGACTTGTTGATTTTTCGGGCGAATGACGTAATTTTTAACAAATATAAGAATGAAATTTGCATTGTAAGAAATTGAGAAAGGTGAAGAAATATGACTAAATTAAAACCTTGTCCGTTCTGCGGTAGCAAAGCTAAGATGGAAAGAACGCCAATTAATCCTTATTATTATGTGATCTGTACAAATCTAGAATGTGACGCAACTGTTGGGAGATTTCAGCCAACAGAAGAAGAAGCTGTAGCAGTATGGAACAGACGGGACGGCGAAGAAAAATGAATCAATTGTTTATAAGTGTTACGGTGCTTTGGATGATAGCTTGCATTGTAATGAGTACAATATCTAAATAGGAGCGTGAAAAAATGTATGAAATAGGACCGAATTTATCAATGGTATTAATGGCTATATTGACCGTAGTTTTTATAGCTGTTTTTGGATATTTTGACACAAGAAGGTGAAGAAAAATGCGTGAAATATTATTTAGAGGTAAAGACAGTATCACTAAAAGTTGGGTATATGGGGCACTTGTACAACAACAGGACGACCCTTTAAAAGAAAAAGCGTTTATTATTAGTTATTCAAATTATCAGTTTGGTGATTTTTCAGAAGCGGTTATGCATGAAGTTGACCCTGAAACTGTTGGTCAGTGTACTGGGTTTGGTGATAAGAACGGCAACAAGATATTTGAAGGCGATATCGTCTGTATGGACGATTGGATACCACCATGTATGCAGGTAGCTTATGCACAGGGAGCTTTCTACTTAGCGGAAATTGAAAAACCAGTTAAATATTATGGTGACATTTATTATTTAAACCATGGTGGGAAACCTTATGCAAAAGTTATCGGCAATATCTATGATGATTTGAGCTACTAAAGGAGCGGTGAATAATATGGAATTGATAGATAAAGATGCTTTAGTGGAATATTTAGAGAGAATGGGAAATGAAATATATCCAGGCAATGATGAATATTTTCTAGGACAGAAAACAGGTTTAATGAAAGTCGTTGGTGTTGTAATAACCTTTCCTGCAGTAGAGGAACGTGAGCAAGGATGTTGGAAAAATGGCTGCTGTACCGTATGTGGTGAATCTGCTGCAACCGATAGCCACTTTGACTTTATACCCGAGGAAGAGCAGAAATATTGCTGGAATTGCGGGGCTATTATGGACGGTGAAACCGAATGAACATACTAAAGATAGAAAGAGCAATAGCTTTATTAAAACCAATCGTTTGGAAAATGCCTGTGAATAAGAAAAGAGAGGCTTATATAACTTTATTGACAGCTGCTCAAAAGCAACTACCACAAGAAGTAAATTTGGTAGTCGAAGAGCATTTTATACCAAACTGTCCTTTCCCACAACAAATACCTAAAGGCTGGGCATGTCCTGTATGCGGACGTGAGGTAGATGATGATGCTCACTACTGCAAATACTGCGGTCAAGCTATATGTGATGATTAAGGAGTGAAGACATGAATTATCCTGATCTAATAAAATGGATATTTGAATTTGTATATGAACATTGGATATTAACGTTTTTGTTTATATTAGTTTTAAGAAGGTTTAGTATTTTTACAATAAATCTATCAGATAAGAAGGGCGATACAAATGTTATTAACAATAGAGAGCAAGTTTAATATAGGGGATAATGTGCATGTGCCTAAGGGAGAATGTAAAGTACTTGGTGTCAAACTAGATTCTAAAGGTATCTTATATTTGCTTGAAAGTGCAGACGGTACGAGAGAATGGGTGCAAGAATATTGGGTTGTTGAGGGCGAACAAGAACATAAACACGAAGAGTTTAAGGAGGCTATTTTGAACCAACTCGTAGAAGACAGCATAAATCCTTTTGGAGCATTATTTAGGCGATTAAAAAAGAAAAGCTAGAAGGAGACTGATATGCTAATAGAACAGTATATTAAGCATGTAGAGCGGTACTTTTGGGATCGTAAGCAAATACAAAAAGTTGTTGATGAAGAAAAAGAGCAACGTACTGCAAGGAAAGGGCATACGGGCGGTGGGGGTCATGCTTTTATTAGTAATCCAACAGAAACAGCAGCATTAAAAAACATTGAGCCAGTACGTATGATATCGTTTGGATATGGACCATATCAGTCGATAATAATGAACCCGGAGCTATGGCTTGAAGTTGTCGCAGAAACCTATAAGATACATGAGAATCAGCTTACTGGTAAAGTTATGTATCAAAAATATGAAAAAAGGAAGCCGATGAAAATAATTGCAGAATTAACCGGCGTAAATAGAGATACCTGTTATGAATTTCGTAAGGAGTTTCTCCGAGATGCTGTTGGTTTGGCATTGAAAAAAGGTTTGATAAAATAAAAAAGTTTCCGACATATTACCTGTTTTGATGAGTTAAAATAGTATTGTAAGTAAGTGGGCTTACAACAAAGCCCGTGTAGCTCAGACCACGGGTACGGCATAGATGGGGAACACCTATCCACGCTTAAAGGTGCGTGTGTTGTTTGGGTAATCCGGCAACTGCCAGCCCTGCCGTTGGGGTGATACAGCGGCATATTTATTGGAGAGTGATTAAATGTTAGTAAAAGAACTAATAGAAAAGCTCAAGGAAATGCCTCAAGATGCACTAGTG